TTAGTATATAAAGATGGTAAAGAATTTGCTTGTCAGCATATGCGACAAGTGAACGAGATGGTAGAGCAAGGGTGGTCAACACATCCAGATCAACCAACTCAAAAAGTTTCTGCAAAGGCTAAAAAGAAGTCAGCAAAGGTCAAAGCTCAAGCAGAAGTAATCCCAACTGATTCACCGTTCAACGATGGTGAACCAATCAACATAGATCAAGCTGACAATAACACGGAGGAATAACTATGGCAAATTACACTGGCCACGATGGAGTGGTAAAGTTTAATGACACAGATGCAGGTATTGGTGGTTTGAATCCAATTGGAAACCTAAGAAGTTTTTCAATTGAACAAACACAAGATGTAATTGAGACGACAGCAATGGGCACAGCAAACTTAAGAACTTACAAACCAGGCTTATCAACTTTCACTTTTTCAGGTGATGTATTCTTTGATGAATCAAATGTTATACAGAATGCAATTGATGATTTGGTTACTAAGACAGGCGAAGGTTCAGAGGCAACATTTGAAGTCTATCCAGCAGGCGAAGATTCAGGAAGAAGAAAATTATCAGGATCAATGATAATCACATCTTTTTCAATCACATCATCAGTAGATGGTATGGTAGAGGCTTCATTTGCGGCTCAAGGCACTGGTGCTTTAACAGTAGCGACTGTATAATCTAATAGGTGTTATATGATCCTAAATATTAGAGTCAAAAGTTCTTTTGATGCGGACAAACTGAGCCGTCAGGTAAAGAACCTCTTAGATGATTTTAAGACTAAGACATACAATACGGCAAGGTCCTTAACACCTGTTAGGAACGGATTCGCTAAGAGGCAATGGAAGCAGAAATCTACTTCTAAAGGCTTCAAAGTGACCAACGAAACACCGTATATTCCTTTCTTAGACCAAGGTTCATCAAGACAAGCACCTAAAGGAATATCAAAACCCACAGTCAGGATATTGACTGGTTATGTAAAAAATAAAACTAGGAGGATTAAACGATGACTAGCACGGACAAAAAGACACAATCAGCTATAGAGATAGCAAAAGGACACTTCAAGGAAAAACTTGGGGGAGACCTTATGAAATATCATAGTGATGATTGGGGTATTGACATATACTACAGAGCAACAAACAGTTTGAGTGTTGAAAACAAGATTATGTCATTACAACAACAAGGAAAAACAGCAGAAGCTCTTGTAGAAAGTGTGATTCTTAAGGCTATGGATAAAGATGGCAATATGTTATTCAAAGGCACAGACAGACCAACTTTCATACACGAAGTTGACCCAAGTGTTATCATAAAGATAGCTACAAAGATCAACAATGCATCAGCTGATACTGTGGACGACATAGCAAAAAACTAACCAGGGACAGCGATCTGTATGCACAGATGGCACTGGCTGACTACTTAAAGGTAACTTTGGTTCAGATTCAGAAAATGTCCCTTTTAGAGTTCAGGACTTGGTTAGCATATTTCAAAGTCCGTCAGCAGGAACAGGAAAAGGAAGCAAAAAGTGGCAAAAGAGCAGATAATACTAGAAGGAGTAGATAAAACACAGAAAGCCTTTGGTAGTGTGCAAAGGAACCTAAAAAAAGTAGGTTCATCAGCACAAAAGACCCAACAAGGTTTCAGTGGTCTACAAAAAACACTATTAGGAGTTGGTGCGGCCCTGGCCACGGGTGCCTTTGCTAAATCAATAATATCAACTTCTATGAGATTTGAAGATCTTAGGACTTCATTGAAATCAGTGACTGGCTCAGCCAGAGAAGGTGGTAAGGCCTTTGATTTTATCACCAAGTTTTCAACAGAGACACAGTTCAGTGTAGAGGATCTATCTACAGCATTCATCAAATTGAAAGCTTCAGGTATTGAACCAACAAAAGAACTGTTGACCACATTCACAGACACAGCGGCGATCACAACTGACCAGATTGGGACACTAGAAGCTATGACTGATCTATTTTCTAGAACAGTATCAGGTGGTTTGGGTCTGGAAGAACTTAACAGACTGGCGGACAGAGGTGTTCCTGTTTTCAGAATATTGGAAGAACAACTTGGCCTAACCAGATTACAGATATCAGAATTTGGTAAGACGGCAGAGGGTGCCGCGGCCATAACAGCCGCACTATCTAAAGGTATCAAAGAAGATTTTGGTGGTGCCACACAGAATGTATTACAGAACTTATCAACTAAAGTATCCAACTTGGGTATCGCGGCCAACAATGCTAAAGACCTAGTTGGTAAATCAGGACTGTCAGGAGCATTAGGTGATGTGGTGACCACAATGACAGATGCCATAATTGGCAATGAAGAATTTCAAAAGAGTTTAGGTAAAGCACTAGGAACAGTGATTGGCAAGTTCAATGATGCACTATTGATTATGGGCAACAATATGGACAAGGTTGGGATTGCAATGGGAGCCATAGCGGCACCAGCCATAGGTGGAGCATTGATACTGACTATCAATGGTATAACAAAAGCATTCAAATTACTGACAGCGGCAATGATAAGAAACCCATTTGGTTTGGTATTGGTAGCGGTGGCAAGTTTGATTGGTGCCTTATCAGTTCAAAATGGACTAGGAAGAACATTGGCACAGGTTTCAGCCGTGTTTGATCACCTAGGTGAAGTAATGAGCAAGTTCAGAGACTTCATAGCAGAAAAGGTCGCAAGGTCCGTTGACTTTGTAAAAGAAAAGTTCTTTGGCTTTGTTGATTCATTGATTGATGCACACAACTTCATAGCAAGGATCATTCCTGGTATGAAACAATTTGACCACGAAGCAAGAGGACTGGCACTCACAATTGGAGGACCATTTGGAGATGCTTATGATTATGCGGCGGAAAAAGCAGGATCATTATTTGACAAATTAAAAAACACAGATGCATTCAAGACTGCCGCGGAGGCAGGCATTGACCTAGGAAAAATTATCACAGAATCAGGTAATGACTATGACACAGCTATGAGAAAGATAGCTGAAGCAAATAGAATGGTCAAAGAAGCATTGGACTACGAGGACAGAATTATAAGAGTGGCCAAGATCAACAAGATTGAATCAGAGTTGACTAAACAAAAGAACAAAGAGATCGCGGCAGAGAATGCCAAGAGAGAAAAGAAAGAATTATTCATAGCCACACAGATGCACAAGAAGAAGATGGAGTTCCACAAGTTGGAGGCTGAAGGCATCAAAGATTTCAATGAACAGAACATATCAGCTTTGCAATCATACACAGATGGATTCAAAGCACAAATGGCAGAACAAAAAAGCATATCAGAACAGCTGGGAGATGCTGGTAGAAATGCTTTCACAGGAATGGCAGACACATTGACCAACTTCGTAATGACAGGTAAGTTCAAGTTCAAAGACTTCGCCAATATGGTTATAAGAGATCTTATAAGGATAGCGACACAGGCGGCTTTAACATTCGCATTGAAAAAATTAGCAGGATCATTTCTACCATTTCCAATTCCAGGTATGGCCAAGGGTGGTCCAATAGGAAAAGATCAACCAGCCATCGTTGGTGAAAAAGGACCAGAATTATTTGTTCCTAAATCATCAGGTAATATTATTCCTAACCACAAGATTGGTGATGGTGGAGCAGGATCAACAGCAACACAACAGAAACCAGTTCAAGTGGTATTCAATGTGAGTGCCATTGATTCAAACAGTTTCCAAGACACACTGACAGAACAGAGAGAAACCATTGTGGGCATTATAAATGATGCTATGATGGACAAAGGGAGACCAGCATTAGCATAATGGCACAGTATCAAAACAGAACAGTGAAATTGAACAAAGTGATGAGAGGCGATGTGAAAAAATTTAAAGTATTCGTCAAAGATCAATCTAGTGGCCGTGTAAAGAAAGTGAACTTTGGACAGAAAGGTATGAGCATTGGTAGAAACAATCCTGCAAGGAGAAAAAGCTTCAATGCAAGAATGGGAGCCGTTCTAGACAAAGTGAGAGGACAAAAAACATTGAGTCCAGCATACTGGGCCATAAAAAGTTGGCAGAAAGGATTTAAACTATAATGGCAGAATTTAATGCAATATTACCAGCAGGTGTAGACATACAGTCAATGGAATTTGTATCCAATCAACCAAGTGTGGCCACACAGAGTCTATCAGGTAGACAACAGATAAGAAGTTTTGGTGGACAATTTTGGTCAGCTAGGATAACAATGGCACCAATGACAAGGAAATCATTGAGAGCAATATATGGTTTCTTGATAAAACAAAAAGGATCATTCAGCACATTCACGATAGCACCCACACCGTTGACAGAAACGACAGTGAGTGGTGTCACAACCGTAGGTATAAAAAGTTCTAGCACCACGGCACAGAAAGCCGTTGGATCAACATCTATAGAAGTTGATGATATCAACAAGTTCAGTGCAGGTGATATGATAAACTTCAACAACTCAGGACACACTA